TTTAATGATCCGTCTGGTGTGCCATAAGGTTCTTCTTCCGTTCCATACCATGTTCTTCTATCCCATCTGTAGGTCACAGGTCTGAGTGCATTAATCCAGTCTAAGCCTTTAGTAAAATCTGTTATATCTGTTTTATCTCTTGAATCAGAAGCACTAATCGAAGTATCAGCACACATCAATTGTGAAATATTATCATTACCTAAAACAACAACGTTGCTTGTAGTTGTTAGTGTTCCAGATGGAGAATTTGATCTTCCAGCACCCGTTCCTAACAAAAGGTTATTACTTCCAGTTGTTAAATCATGCCCTGCTTCAGTTCCAACACAAGTATTACCAGTTCCAGTTGTCAAAAGTAATCCAGCAGCCCTGCCAAGACCAGTATTTCCATGTCCAGTTGTATTTGCACCTAACGCATCTACTCCTATAGCAACATTATCATTTGCCGTTGTATTTGCGTCCAACGCACCAGTTCCAATAGCAGTGAGATTTTGTCCAGTTGTGTTTGAAAGTAAACATTCACGACCTACAGCAGTATTATTAACACCTGTTGTGTTTGATGCCAAACTTCCCTTTCCTACAGCAGTGCCAGAAGCACCAGTTGTGTTTCCAGCTAAAGCATTTCTACCAAATGCTGCGTTTGAACCTCCAGTTGTATTTGCACCTAACGCACCATTGCCCAGACAAGCATTTTCTGTGCCTTCTGTATTAGCATCTAAAGCATTAGCTCCAACAGCAGTGTTTAAATCTCCAGTTGTGTTTGCTCCTAAAGCTAATCTACCTACCGCAGTATTATTACTTGCTGTTGTGTTTGAATCTAAGGCGTTAGCTCCCAACGCTGTGTTAGATGTTCCAGTTGTATTAAGTCTCAGTGCATCTGTCCCTGCGGCTAGATTGTTTCCGCCTGTTGTAGTATCTTGTAATGTTTGTGCACCTAAAGCAGTATTATTACCACTTCCACTTGTGTGTGATGATAAAGCTAAATAACCAATAGCCGTATTATTATGGGAATCAGTATTAGCATCTAAAGCAAGAGATCCAACAGCTGTGTTTTGTATTCCAGTTGTGTTTGATACTAATGCGTGATGACCAACACCAGTGTTATTGCTAGCTGTTGTATTGCCATTTAAAGCATCATCTCCTATACCAACATTATTACTTCCTGTTGAATTACTTAATAAAGCATCTTTACCTATGGCTACGTTATCTGCACCAGTTGTATTTGCTGAAAGTGATCGGTAGCCAATAGCCGTATTGTCATTGGCAGTAGTATTAGCATCTAGAGCCAAAGAACCCACAGCAGTGTTTTTAGTTCCAGTTGTGTTTTCTTTTAAAGCAAAATAACCAAAACTAGTATTATTACTAGCGGTTGTATTTTTTACTAAAGCTGCCTCTCCCATAGCTGTATTGTTTGAGCCTGTTGTATTTTCACTTAAAGCATTTACTCCAAACGCATTATTATAATTACCTGTAGTATTAGCATCTAAAGCTTGCACCCCTAAAGCATTATTCTGCGTTCCAGTTGTGTTTGCAGCCAAAACAAAATTTCCCAAAGCAGTATTATTTGACGCAGTACTATTTGCTTGTAAGGCTCTATTTCCAACGGCTGTATTATTTGCTCCTGTCGTATTAGAAGCTAAAGCATTATTACCAACAGCAGCGTTATCAGAAGCGGTTGTATTTGATCCTAATGTACTATTTCCAACAGCAGTATTTCTTGCTCCTGTAGTATTAGCATCTAACGAGGCAAATCCAATAGCAGTATTTTCAGAAGCCGTAGTATTTGCTCCTAAAGCAGCATAGCCTATTGCTACATTATTAGCTCCCGTAGTATTTGCATCTAATGCTGTAGAACCCACAGCTACACTGAATGCTCCAGTGGTGTTTGCAAATAAGGCAGACTTACCTACAGCCGTATTATCATTAGCAGTAGTATTATTAATTGCAGCATTATGACCAACAGCAGTGTTGTTATTTGCTGTCGTGTTATTTAATAAAGCTCCTTGACCAACAGCAGTATTATTACTACCTGTTTCATTTTCAACCATACATTGTTCGCCTATAGCAACATTACTACCACCTGTTGTCTGATCTCTTAAAGTGCTCCTTCCTACAGCAACATTAAAAGTTCCAGAAGTGTTGCTAGTCATAGAGTTATTACCAATAGCAGTATTCCCTCCACCAGTAACAGAAGCATCTAAAGCACTTTCTCCTAGGACAGTATTACCAGCAACAGAGTTTGCACCTTTTCCTACAGTAAGAGAATTTATTGTTGCATCAGCAGTTGAAGTTATACCGCCACTAAGGGTTCTTAAGTCAATCCAGCCATCATTTGCTGAATTACGCATTTTTAACAAATTATTACTTGTATCAGCCCACAACATATATGCAGCAGTGGTACTAGGAGCAGAACCAGAACTATTATTTGTTAATATTGCTTGCAGTACATTATTTAAATCAGTTCGGACATTAGCTCCCGTGGAGTTATCTATAACATAATCGTGTGTAGCCATTACCTAATCCAATTTTTTATCTAAGTATATCTTAATTCAATACTAACTACCACGCCCAAATCCAATGGCTGTGTATTTGAAATTTCTATTAACATTACTACCACTATTCTTAATATCTATGTCAAATCCTGTACCAGAAATATTTGAAAGGAAAAATTCATCACCAGCCGTCATATTTTCAATAGTAATTCCTATTGTAGGTAAGGCAGAACCAGCAGCAATGCTAGTCCCGCTTTGTCCAGTAAAGAAAGAATTAGCAAAAGTAACAGATTTAGTTGAAGTTGTAGAAGCTATCACAGTATTTACAGTTTCAACTCTTCTATCAAGCTCTGCTGTATAACCTAATTGATCTATTTCAATACTTTGCGCTGGATCGTCTGAATCCATTTCACATCTAAACTTAAATCCTCTTGCAATAAATGTTCCATTTGCAAATGTATTGAATTTAGAAAATTCTGAACTAATAGTTACGTTTCCACTTGTGGTCTGACTAGCTGCTGCTGTAACTGTAAAATTATTTGTTGTTTTAGTTTGAATCTCATAATTACCACTTACTCCACTACCTGATGTAAATGTAAGCACTACAAAACCACCTACCGAGAATCCGTGGCTACTCTTACTTACAGTTATAGTTGTTCCAGATTGAGCATACGTTCCAGAAGATGTTGCATCTGGATCGGAGTCAGTGGTAGCAACTAAAAGTTTTGCGTTGACATCAAATGCAGTAGCACCATCAAAGTCTGTCCAAGTATCTATGTTTGCTGATCTTTTATCAATCAAATCATTTGGATAAAAACCTTGTGTTACAAAATGTCTGCGTAATCTTAAAGGTTGTTTTCCACCCAAATCTAAAGTATTTGCAAATTCATAAGAACCACCAGTTATATCAACAGCACCTAAAAAGTCAAAATCAGCAATAGCATCAAAATCTGTTACACCATCTAATTCATCAAGAGAACCAAGAACAAGACCATTTACATCATCAGAAAAGAAACAATCTACTTTTGTACCAGCAAAAGGTGTTGCATCTAAATCTTCTCTATCAACAAGAACAGCTAGTTTTGGTTGTGGATCAGGAGTTGTTACAACAACAGAAGTTTCTCCAGAACTTAGTCTACCACCGTCATCGCGGAATTTAAGGATATATTCTCCATCTACAGCG